GTGTTATCTAAAGAGAGATAGTTGCTTAAGCTTATCAATACGTGTGAGTTCACGTGCTGATACATCCCAAGCATTTTCGCCATTAAGATATACTTTTGGCGCACAATCTTTATAGTGTATATTAAGCGGATATGTCTTGCCATTGCTGGCAGGTTTCCAATACGCATCCTTCTTGAATACGATTGGGTATAGACATACACGACATAGTTTCTTATTAGTAAATTTATCCATTGTTATTCCTTTCTTATTAAATAGATAATAGTTAACGTAAGTCTTACGACCTCCGCGCAAGTCGGAGAGTAAGACGCTTATTTAGTAGAATTTTTATAATCATCAGTATCTCTATATGGCATGTGATGTTTACACCAGTCGTTGTCTAGTATCTCATCACTCCACATATTCATATTACATTTAGTACATGTCCATAAGTTCTCTAGGTATAACATATAATCCTTTCTATTCATAAAGATATATAGGTACAGTAAAGTACTACATATCTCTACAAAATAAATACATATGGTGTCAGACTGTCTGACTTCCGAAAGTCGGAAGGACAGTCTTATACCTATGTAGAATATTTATGTACTGTCTATAAATCTATTACTATATATAACCTATGACTACCAGATGTCAATCTGGATGTTCTACATATAGTACGTAAGGTCTGTAAAATATGCTGGTAATTCTTTAAGAAACCCTGTCTGTATGGGCGTTAGCGGGCATTAGTCTTATTGAAGCTAACTAAACCTTTTTGTAAGTCCTTGGGTACTGCCTTTGTCTTTCTAGTTTACTGTCTTGCCAGTCAGCAGCTTTTTGCATCCCGATTGCACCTTCACCTGTAACAAATTACTTGTGTTTAGTGTTTGTATTTGAGAGTATGTTACCATATAATTAGCACTACGCAAACATCTACAGGAAGATAGTTTTTTATGGTCGAAACATCACACAATGTAATCTGTATAGCAGAGGGTTGTAGGAAGAAATTAACAGGTAAACAGCGTAAATTTCACTCCCCTACCTGCCAAAAGAGACAGTTTGCTAAAGATAAACGACATAATACAAAAGCAAACGTAAAACCAATTAACCTAGAACGAAAGTCTGACGAGGGCGATTATGCTAGCGTCAGAAGAGGTCAGTATTACCAATCTTTTGTAAGTGAGGGAATAGCTGACGAGGTGGCGACAGGCGAGATGCCAGTTACAGATGCAGCTAATCTACTCGGATGCACTTCAGCAACGGTGTCTCGCATGCTCGCTGCCTACAAGATAGACAGTAAAAACTCTGTAGCTGCAGAAGAGTGGGAGTTATCAACTGACGCAAAGGAAGCATTAGAAAATTTTGCTATCTTCCGTAAAAAATACTTCCGAACCGAATTAGGTAAAGAGTATGACACTGCTCCTTTTCACACTAACTGGATAAATAACATTATAGATAGTATAGAAAACGGTAAAGAACTACTTATCTTAAGCCCCCCTAGACATGGAAAGACAGAACTGTTAATACATTTTGCTGTGTATCAGATATGCAAGAATCCAAACACACGTATCATGTGGGTAGGTGGGAACGAAGATATAGCTAAAAATGCCCTTAGCGCAGTCCTAGACGTGCTTGACACAAACGAAGAGTTAAGAGATGCATATTGTGTACCAGGTACATCTTTTAAGCCAGATAACCGCTCTGGTAAGAACTGGTCACAGAATCAATTTACTGTAGGTACAAGAACTGTTGCAGGTATTAAGTCACCGACAATGGTAGCTGTAGGTAAAGGTGGAAAGATTTTATCAAGAGACTGTGACATAATAATTGCTGATGACATTGAAGACCACCAAACTACTATGCAAGCTGGTGCAAGAGAATCTACTAGACAATGGTGGACAACAACACTATCTAGTCGTAAAGAGGAACATACAGCTGTAGTTGTTATAGGTTCTAGACAACACCCTGATGATTTATATAACCATCTTTTAGCGTCTGATAACTTTACAAGTATTGTAGAAACAGCACATGCTATAGATTGTGCAATACCAGAACACGAAGAAGAAAATCATATTAAATGTATGTTGTGGCCAGCTAAACGTTCACACAAATGGTTAATGTCTAGATTACATTCTGCTGAATCTACAGGTGGTAGACAAACATTCGAAATGGTTTATTACAACCAAGCATACATAGAAGGTACACAAATATTTACAATGAATATTGTTGACCAATGTATGCGACCTGATTTAGTACTAGGACAAGTATATAAAAATTTACATTTAGTTGCTGGACTTGACCCTGCATCATCTGGTTATCAAGCTGCAGTTTTATGGGGTATAGACCAATACAAAGGTGAATTGTACTTAGTAGATTTAGAAAATAGAAAAGGTGGAGGTATTAGAGCTGCACTAGACCAAATGGCTATATGGTTACGTGAATATGATTGTAGGCATTGGATAGTAGAAGAAAACGGTTTTCAGTCTGCAATACGACAAGACGCAGGTATAAAAGAATTTACATTACGTACTGGTATAACAGTACAAGGACATCTAACAGGTAAGAACAAACATGACCCACTATATGGAGTAGGTGCTATGGCAGATTTATTTGAAGATAGACGTATACATTTACCTGTTGGTGATGGTATGTCAAATGCAAAAGTACAGCAATATCGGCAACAACTGTTATACTTTGATGGAAAACCTGTTTCTAAAAGAAACAAAGAGAAAACTGACATAGTTATGGCTAGTTGGTTTCCGATGAAAGTTTTTAGGCGTATGCAAAAAGAACATACTGCTGACATAGGTTTAGACTATAATCCAAGTTATGGAGATTATAAAATGACGGAGATGAATAACGCACCATGGGAATAGAAAACATAGACGTAAAAAGTTATAAAGAAGTTTTAGCTAATGCTGCTAATTTAACTTCAGGTAAAAACGTACAAGAACGACAAGTTAGCAAAGCTAGAATTAAAGCTATTTTAAATGGTGGTCCTGATGGTATTAAAGCGTTATTAGGAGATACAATGGAAACAGCTGATGCAGATTTGTTACCAGCTCCTAACATGTTGCAATCTGGTATTGACCGACTTGCACAAAAAATATCTGGAATACCACAAGTAAGAGTAGATATACCTAACGATGTAGACTCTAACAGAGCTAAAGTACGAGCAGAAAAACTAGAACGGATTGTTACTAGCTATGATGAAAAACAAAATTTAGTTTTACAATTAGCACAAGCAGCTAGGTGGTTACCTGGTTATGGTTTTTGTGCTTGGGTAGTTACAACAAAAAAAGATAAGAATGGATATTTTTATCCTTCTGCAGAACTACGTGACCCTTATGATACTTTCCCAGGAAACTTTGGACCTGACCAAAAACCAAGAGAGTTGGCTGTAGTACGTAGAGTACCTAGATATAAACTTGCTCAAATCTATCCTGAGTTTGCTAAAGAAATTTTACAAAAAGATGAGGATGACGGTACAGGCGAAGATTATACAGATTATGCAACACCGTTTATGTCTTACGATAGTAATCGTGATAACCAATGGGAAGACAATACTTCACAAGGTATTCGTATTGTAGAGTATTATGACGCTGGTGGTACATACATTATTTTTCCTGAAAGAAATTTAATACTAGATTTTATACCTAACACATTAAGTACACCTCCTTTTGTATTTGTTAAAAGAGTTTCTTTTGACCAACTTAAAGGACAGTATGACCATGTTATAGGATTAATGGCAATGATGGCAAAGATAAACATTATGTCTGCAATTGCTATGGAAGATGCAGTCTTTACAGAAACAAACATATCAGGAGAAATAGAATCAGGACAATATCGTAAAGGTAGATTTGCTGTTAACTATTTAGCTCCAGGTACACAAGTTGCTAAACCTCAAAACAATATGCCATATCAATTGTTCCAACAAGTAGATAGATTAGAACGACAGTTACGTATGGTTGGAGGATATCCAGTTACTGATGATTCACAATCACCTAACTCTTTTGTTACTGGTGCAGGGTTATCAGAATTAAACTCCACTATGTCATTAATGATTAATGAGTATAGAGAAATTATTAAAGTTGGCTTAGTCGAAATGGATGAAAAAAGATTAGAAATGGATACAATGCTTTCTTATTCTCAAGGTATTACTAAAAAACCTATAGCAGGATTTTTTAACGGAACAGCTTTTTCAGAAAATTATTCTCCATTAAATGATATTGGTGGAGATTATAGAACAAGACGTATTTATGGAGTAATGGCTGGATTTGACGAACCACAAAAAATTGTAACTGGTTTGCAATTGTTACAAGCAGGTGTTATAGATGTTGAAACTTTACAAGATAACATTGATGGTTTAGAAAATGTAGCTAAAGTACAAGAACGAATACGTAAAAATAAAGCAGAAACAGTTTTATATGATTCTATATTAGCTAGGTCTGCACAAGGTGATGTACAAGCTACTATGGCAGCAATTGCTTTATATGAAAACCCATCTGATGTAATGGAAATTTTTAGACAGTTTTATACACCACAAGAACCACAAATGACGCCTGAACAAATGGCTATGATACAGCAACAACAAATGATGGCTCAACAAGGAGGTCAGCCACCTACAATTGCACAAGCGTTAGGTATGTAATGGAATTTGTTGAAAATGAATTTTGGGAAATGATATACAAAGAATACGGTGTAGCTGATGAATTAGATATATTATCAGAAAGTATAACTCAAATTATAACCCCAACAAGAGGTATTATTATATTAATTACAAAGGATTTTAATAATGGGTAAAAAAAGAGGCGGCAATAGACAAGCTAAAAATCCTTCACCTGTACCAGCACCAGGTCCTGGAGCAGGCAAAGGAATGAATAGAACAGATGGTGGACCAGGTTCTGCAAAAATACCTTTAAAACAACCAATACGTAGATTACCTAATGCTGATTATGGTGCAAACAAAAAATTTGTAAGTGACCAAGAAGTAGTAAATGGTTTACCTAGAGAAGGTACAATTGATACAACTCCGCCTCCTATGGATGCTCCAGGCATATCTGTTTTTGGTCCTAGTGAATTTCCAGGTCAACCAGCACAAGCTGGTGGTATAACAGGTGCTGGTGTTAGTACAGAAGCAATACCTGAAGGGGAAGAAGATATTGATATTCTTTTAAATGAATTAGATTTTAGAAATCCAAATAATATATATATTAAACAATTAATCAATACTCGTAATAAAGAAATATTACAAAAACCTTTTAACTAAATGTTTAGTAATTATTTAGAGTATGAAAATTTTGGTAACTTAACTCAGAGAGAAAAAGCTCGTTACAAACAAGCAGCAAGTTATCTAGATGCAAATCCAGAATTTACTGATAGATTTTTAGGATTAACTGAACGTTATCCAGAACTACCTCCTGTGATGTTAAAAGACATTGCTGAAACAAATTATGATTTAGATGGACAAGGATTAGTTGATTTAGTAAATACTTGGTCACAACAAAAACAAATGCAAGCTGCTAATGATTGGGCTGAAGTATCTAAAGATTACAAGTCAAAAGGATACAACGATGACATGACATCTAATATGCTTAAAGTATTTGGTGGTGGTGCAGTAATAAGCAATGCTTTGTTTATGGGTAGAAGAGCTATTGATGCAGTAATACCTGGACAAATATCTACTGATATTGGAGAGTACAGAGTACCAGGATTTGGTATGGTAGATTTTACACCAGAAGATTTTACAAACCCTATAGAAGCTTTAAAAAATGTAAGTTTATGGACAATGGCTACATTTGATGCCATGAGTGAGCTGTATGTTAAATATACTCCTAGTTACAGAAGTTCTATTGAAAAACCTTATGTAGATAAA